ACGTTACTTGGTTTAAAAATGCTTCTGACATATTATGTTATGTATTCCTAAAAAGTTTTGAGGTTTTACACATATAATACTAATTGATTAACATTTTTGTTTTGTCATATCTCTTACTTGAACCCTCGTCGAATTCATAAAAATACCAGAACCAACTGTATTCGTATCAGGGTTTGGATTAAATTCAGAAAAATGTTCTTTTTGAAATAATAAAGAATGTGACTGAGGAGTTTGTTTTGGCTTAAAACTATAGTTATATAAATCACTATTGCTATTAGGTACATAAACAGATTGGCTACAACTTTGTAACGCATAAATCTGATTTCTTAATTCGGATTCTACATTTACATTTGTCACAAACCCAGACCACGGTGATTTTGTATTACCTGGATTAAAAACCTTATGAGGATTAAATGTGGGAGCAATTTGTAACGGAATTGTTACTTCTTTTCTTGGGTCTACAATTGGGAAATAAGAATATTTTGTCATCACTGGACGCACATCTAAATATGGTTGTAAAACATGTGATGGAATATTTCTATCATAAATTCGGGTATTTGTTTGTTCTTGCATTTTTGAGTTACAAATTGTACCTTCACTATTAGGATTATTATTCATTTTATATTATTAATATATATTTTTATATATTATTAACCGTTTATTACTTTTAATAAAAATATAAAAGTTTGTTGTTAAAAAACATAAAGAATTATCGACATATATTTATTAAGGGATGTGTGGAATTTTTGCTTTACTAAATTACCAGGAGAACCAACTTAACCCGGATGATATTCAAAATGAATTCGTTAAAGGAATGTCACGTGGTCCTGAATTTTCTAAATTATCCTCCATCTACCTAAAAATGATATTAGGATTTCATAGATTAGCTATTAATGGGTTAACGTATGAATCGAACCAACCTCTTGTTATTGATGATATCGTCCTTATTTGTAATGGAGAAATTTATAATTACATACAGTTGTTTAAAAATATGGAAATTGAGCCTAAAACTGGAAGTGATTGTGAAGTAATTATTCATCTTTATTTAAATTATGGAATTGAACAAACCCTTACTATGTTAGACGGGGAATATTCTTTTATATTGTATGATAATCGAATTACTAAAGACTTAAATAACAAAGTTTTTGTAGCTCGTGACCCATATGGGGTTAGACCTCTATATCATGTCAAACCTAAGAAACACTCAAGCTCTACGTTACAGTGTTTTGCGTCTGAGCTAAAATGTATAGAAAAATTTTATAATAACGATAATGAAAACCTTGATATCTTACAATTTAAACCTGGAACGTATAGTATTTTTAATCTTTCAAACAAAATTAACGCTGTTTGGGAACCAATACAAGAAAATATTCCATATATTATTCCTAGTTTTTCACATAGTTGGATGATTACAGCTGACACACAACCCGTATTTATATCTAATATGTATGACAAAATATCATGTTATCTTAATGCTGCGGTTAATAAAAGATGTCTAGCTACAGAGAGACCCATCGCATGTTTGTTGTCCGGTGGACTTGATAGTAGTCTCATTGCTTCACTAGTAAATGATTTTTATAATATTCACGATTTACCTAATAAACTGGAAACGTATAGTATTGGTCTATCTGGCTCTGAAGATTTAAAATACGCAAAACAAGTGGCTGATTATTTGGGCACAAAGCATACTGAAATTATTGTAACAGAACGCGAAATGTTCGAAGTAATTCCTGAAGTTATTTATGCGATTGAAAGTTATGATACCACGTCTGTTAGAGCTAGCATAGGCAATTATTTATTGGGTAAATATATTTCAAAAAATAGTGAAGCAAAGGTTATTTTTAATGGTGACGGAGCTGATGAGCTTTTTGGTGGATATCTTTATATGAATAAGTGTCCGGATGATATTGAGTTTGATAAAGAAACTAGACGGTTGCTAAAAGATATTCACGCGTTTGATGTTTTGCGCTCAGATAAGTGTATTTCTTCACATGGGTTGGAACCTAGAACCGCGTTTCTGGATAGGTCATTTGTTGACTTTGTTTTATCAATTCCTCCCTATTTTAGAAACCATAAGAATACACACACATGCGAAAAGAGCTTATTGAGAAATAGTTTTACATCTGATAAATTTGTTAATTTTAAAGGAAATCAAATATTACCAGATAATATTCTTTGGAGGAAAAAAGAGGCATTTAGCGACGGTGTTAGTAGCCAAGGACGTTCGCTATATAAAATATTGCAAGAGTTTATTGTGACCGAATTAAACACTAATAATGAATATGGCATTACTAATATAGATGCAAATATCGAAACAGAAAAACAATACTATAAACATATTTTTGAGTCAAAGTTTCCGAATTGTCAAGGAGTCGTTCCCTATTATTGGATGCCGAAATATACTGATGCTACTGACCCCAGTGCTAGAACATTAGATTTCTATTCTGCCGATAATAATATTTCTACATAAAATAAACAAACTATCAAGACATGTTATTATTTATTATTTTTCCCATTAATATATACTAATGGGAAAAATGAGCACGACTCAATTTCAGGAAAGGATTTTTGATATAACTATTTATATATCTTATGCGTTAATAATATTGTCGTATCTAGGATTGTCAAAATATAAACCTGCGTTTCTAGATGATATTAATAATTATATCAGAATTTATATTTGTTTATTTTTATTATGGAGGTTTAACCCATTTAGGCAGTTAGCAACGTTTACAAATTTAGACCGAAAAATAGCATTTAGTGCCGGTTTGTTTATACTAACAACTACAGTATTAAACAATTATCTTACCGGTTTTAAAAATAAGATTTCAACGCAGGTTGGCTTATCTAATTAGTGTCATACTTTCGCCGTGTCTTAATTTTTTTATGTGGTTGAGCTCTTCGTGTTTTATTTTTAATCGACCTATTAAAAAAATCCCCCAAGTGTAACATTATTTGTTTTCCTAGAATTTTATCCACTTCATATTCATCCGATGGTTTCTTAATATACTCATAATTATATCTTTTAAACTCTTCAGACATAAATTTTATAAAATGAGAGTTATCAGAAATTATTTTTTCTCCATATGCACAACCCAAAAACTTGTTTATCATATAATCGAAGTCTAAATCATGGTAATATGGTTTGACATTTATATAATATATGTTATCGTTTGTCATTTCGGGATAAAAACTATCATCCAAAAAACAAATCTCGGCGCTCGCAGGTATTTTCGTACACTTTATAAAGTCTTTGTGTGATTTCACATGGCTTGTGCTACAAATCTCCACATGCTTTCCATTTATTTTAAATGCCGATATTATTTGGTCAAATAATTTATGTCCTATTTTAGATTCAAAATAGGAGACAATGTCATGAGCCCATTCTTTAGGCCCCTGATTATTTGTGTATATCATCATTTTATTACAACATTTAGATTTTTTCCTTTTCTTTAAGTACTCTAGAATATTTATTATATTTGGCCTCAAAAATTCAGGAAATAAGTCCAATATCTCGTTGAAATTTTCTTGTGTTAATGATTTTTTGTTTTCACTTTTTAAATATTTGTTTAAACAGTCCCAAAATATACCAAATTCTGTAAAATATCCTAAGGTTTCATCTAAATCAAACACAACTATTTTCATTATTTATATATATATATATATGTCAAGTTTTTAGATTTTAAAAAAACTTTTATTTTCACATGTTATATAAACAGAATGACTGAAATAACTAATAAAGACTATAAAAAAATTTTAGAATATTATAAAAAACCGGTACCTCAGTCCAGACGACTTCTAAAATTTAACGCTGAAAAAATATTATCACAAAAATTATGCCGTTGTATTAAAAAGGTTGGTGTAAATAACGAAAACGAAGCACGTTCTATAGGAATATGTACTAAAACAATATTCAATCGAAAAGGATTTACACGAGGTAAATTCAAGTGTAAAAAAAATGCCAGAGTTGATTTTAAAAAGACCCGCAAAAATTCAGCAATGAAAAAATATTAGTAACTTTTTATATATGATGGTAAAGAACTATTATAGTAATAAGTTATAACAATAGTTATTTAACAACCGTATTAACTTGTATGTAAAT